TACTACAAAAAAGAAAATCAAAAACTTTTAATAAAAACGATATAAAGTCTAGTTTGTATGGTTTTATATCTACAGACAGAGACATACGAGTTGCTAATCTACTTACAACTCCAGATTTAATGGATAATACAGGAGGTTCTATTGCAGATGAAATGAAAAAAGAACAAGTGTTTGATGAATTATTTCCTGAAATGGCAAACAACACTGCAGAACAGAAAAAAGACTTTGTAGCACAGTTAACACAGCCTGGCCACCCAAAATATGATAGCAATGCTAGCGCTGAGTTTGCTGTTAATTATTATGCAAATGTATTAGAGCAAGAAAATGTAACTTTTAATATACCTGAAAATCAACTACCAGAAATTGGCGATAGAACAGTGGTTAGCTATAGACAGTTCACTACTAAAAACAACTACGTTAATATAGCGCCTACTACGCCAATAGCATTACCACAGTTTAATGAGCTGTTAAATAATTTAAGAAGTGGTAACGAGTTTATGGCACCTTTTGGCGAAGATCGTGTGTTTTCTTTTGACAAACAAAATAAAACATGGTCTTATTCGGAAAAGATTGGTGATGAACTAAAAGATCCAGTCACAGGTTTGAGTTTAGAGCAAGTAAAAAGATTATTAAACGGAGGTAGCGAAACTAATGCTTTTGACAAAGGTTATGGTTTTATGCTAAACATGGAAGAGTTTGTTAATCTTGAAATGGATCCAAGTCTAATGAAACAGACTGAAAACAAAAGTAATAAAATAGAAGTTGAAGAGCCTAATTTTTTTGATAAACTTTTAAGAAGTTTTGGTAGGTTAAAATAAAAAATAATATGCCGCAAGATAATTTAATAAAACTTAATTCTTCAAAGGATTATAATTTTCAGTTATTTAACGTTATAAATAACGTTACTGAAAACGATAATAACTTTAAAGATTTTTTATCTAATAAGTACTTTAGTTTAGAGCAAGGTGCTGATATTGGTGGAAATAGGTTTTTAAATTTTACTGAATTTAGAGAAAGACCTGATAATTACGATCTTGAAAAAAAGCTTCCTAGCTTTGCCGGCGATAAGTTTATACCTTTACCACAGTTCAAAACAGATAGAGAAGAGGATATAAAAACTTTTTTTGACTCACAACAACAGGGCAAATACGATGCTTATTTATCTAAAGATGACGAAGGCTTTGACATATTAGACTTTGTTAGCGAAAGAGATAAAGACACCGCATTAAACGAGTTTAAACAAAGACAGGCAGAGCTTTATATAAACACTGAGGATTTAAGCAAAGAAGAGCAAAAAGAAGTTTATGACAACGTTAGATATGGTTTTATTGAGCTTTTTAATGGTAACGAAAAATATATTAATTTATATAAAGAAGCGCTAAAAAAAGATCAAGTTAGTCTAGAAGCTTCTGAACAGCTTATGCCTTCTATTGTTGAAAGATTAGATTTAACTGATCCAACAGTAACTGCTAAAAAATTTGTAGCAAGAGATATAAAATCTAAAGCTGTTAACGCTCAAAAAGTATTACAAGATTATATAATTAAAGAGCAAGAAAGCTTAGGCAATCAGTCAAAAAAATACATAACAAAATACGACGCATATAAAAAAGATAGAGTTGTTTTAGACAAAAGCTTAGACAATATAAATAGCGAGCTTGACAAGTTAGGTTTTCAAACTAATGATAAAGACGTACCTATGGTTTTGTATTCTCAAAACCAAGAAAGCATAGATAAAGCAAATAATTTATACAAACAAAGAGCTGATCTTGTTAAAGGTTTTTACGACAAGCACGATGTTGAGTATTTAACTAATGCACATGGTAATCTGTCAATACGCCATAAAAATTTTAAAAAAGCTTCTGAACAAATTGAAAATGCCGATATAGCTATTAAAGCTTTAGGTAAAGAATACGAATGGTCTAGCATTGCCGAAATGAGTTTAGACGTTGCTTTTAACGATATATCTTTATTTACAGGCGCTGTAGGTAGAAAGCTAAATTTAGTTTCTAAAAAGTCTTATGACGACATGATTAGTATTAATGACTCAATAAAAAATCACAAACAGTCTATAAGCCCGTTACCTATTAATTTTAGTGACATGAACTTAAGTAATTTAGGAGATGTTGCTTCAAGTATTTTAGCAGAAAATATATTTAGTATAGGAACTGCCTTAAGTTATTATGGTGTTGGTAGAGCAGCGTTAGGCAAAACCGCAGAGAAACTTGCAAAAAAAGCCGTGCAAAGCGCTTTCTTTACCGTAGAAGCTGGTGGACATTTAAGTGAGCTAGAAATAAGACAAAGAAACGCTAAAGCACAAATACCTTTATTAAGAAAGCAATTAAGCAGTGTTACAGACGAGCAAGAAAAGAAACGTATACTTGTAGAGCTTGAGTCGCACGAGAGAGCTCTTGATATAACTGGTTTGCAAAAGACTTTAAATCCTTTGTTTTACGGTGGTATAGCTACTATTGCAGAAACCCTTGGTACTCTAAGAATTTTTGAAAAACTTAATAGTTTACCTATTAGTAAAAAAGAATTTAAAAACATTTTACGTACTGGCAAAAATTATGGTTTTAATGTTGGTGTAGAGTATGTTGAAGAGTTTGGTACTCAGTGGTTGCAAAACTTTGGTGACTATGTTATTTTAAAAGAAAACAAAAGTTTTGGTGAAGGTATAGACGCTAATTTTAATATGAACGTTTTGTTTTCAACTCTTGCAATACAAGGGCCTTCTATAGGCCAAACAGCTATAGCAACATTAAGAGATGAATTTAGTACTTTTTCACAGGTAAGAGCAAATAGAAAATATGCTAATCAATTTTTTGAATTAAATGAAAGAATAAAAAACGCTAAAAGTTATTTCCAAAAAAATGGAGCTGAAGGTAAATTAAACGAGCTTCTTGAAGAGGTTAACATAAAAGATGCTGAGCTTTTTACTAATATAGCTGAAATGAGTAATGAAGATATATTTCAAGTATTAGAAAATAATAGATTAATTAGAGATAATAATCAAAAAATACAAAATTTAGCAGTTAATCAAGGTATTGGTCTTGATAGTAGAACTAAAGAAGAGCTTAAAAAAATACAACAAGATAATGTAAATCTAAGATCTAAAAATGAAGAGTTAGTAAATAGACCAGTTGAAGAAAGAGAAAAAAGATATAAAGAAATAGTACAAAAAGAAAATGTTGATGCAGAAAATTTATTTTATTTTTCACAAGCTCAGCATTTTATAAACTTATTGAAAGGTACTAATGACGTAAAAGTTTTTGAAGGAAACAGCTATCAAGATGTGCAAGTTAAGCTTAACGAGCTTTTGTCAAATGGAGACATTGATATTAAAGACTACAATCAACTAATTGGTAATTTTAAAAGCATGGCTAATGCTAGTTTTATAGAATCAACAAACGAAATTTTAGTTTTTAAAGGCGCAATGGCTGTAAATATTGAAAACTCTAAAAACGTATACCAAAAAGCAATGATGGCTTATGCTGCAATACACGAAGCTCAGCACCTGTATGACATACAAAAAGGCGTCGTTAAAAATCGTGAGGTAGTAAAAGATCATAAAGTTGCTTTGGAAGAGCTTGTAAAAACATTAGATCAATTAGATCAAAACTCTGAGCAGTATAAAACAGCGAAACAAAGATTAGATTCATATACTAAAAATGGTAAATTAGATTTAAGAGAGGTAAAAACTTTATTTGGTGAATTTATAAATGCTGGTATCGTAGACAAAGGGGATGTAAGTTTAATGTATCAATTTAAAAGCTTATTTAACTCTGCTTTGTTAGCTATGCCGTTTGGTAAAAAGTTAGCTCCTTTTGCTAGACTTAGAACGGCTGATGATGTTTTAAACTATATAAGAAACTTTCAAAAACAAGTATCAGAAGGCGCTGTAAAATTACAGTTACCACCTGAAGAAGAAATTAGAGTTGACAAAGATGTTACACTTTCAAAAGCTGCTTTAAATCCTATAAATGATCTTGTACCTAAAGATATTAAAACAAAAGAGGATTATGATGCGTTTACTAGAAATGAAAAAGCTTTTTTACCAGTTGGTAAAGCTTTACGACCAAACGGTATTATACACAATATTATAAAGAAAAACACAAACTCAGATACGTTTCAAAAAACTTTAGACGAAGTTGTAACAAGAATACTTAATTTTAATCCCGCTGCAAAAAGAAAAGATGGTACTACTGTAGGTATAGAGGCTTTTGCTGAAAGAATATTCTCTGATATTAATTTTGGTAAAATGGTAGCTGTAAAAGAAGTAGCTTCTAAGCCTAAAACAACTACAATAGATCAACCTACAGAAACTGGTAGAAGAAGATTTGACATAGCTGATGAAACTCAAGAGCAAGAAGAACTTACTCCACAACAGCTAGAGTCTCAAATTAAAAAGACGCTTAAGCTTACTGATGAGGTAATTGAAAAAGTAAAACAAGCAGTTAGAAAAACATACGGCACAAAACTACCAGATATAAGGTCAAAACAATATAGAACACAGTTGAAAGACGCCCTTGTTGTTGAGCTTAAAAAAGAAATACAAGATTTATTTGGTATAGAGCAAGATTATAATAAATTTTTACAAAGATATATACCTGCTTTACATAGAGTATTAAATGCTGATAGATGGGTGCAAATAGAAAGAAGAGTACCAAAAGATAAAAAAATATTTGTACAGTCTAGAAGAATAACGTCTGTAAAAGAAGTTAGAAAACTACAGCAAGAAGGTAAAATAAGAAAAGATAAAGATCCTGCTAGTGGACCAAACTTAAACACTAAGCTTAAAACACCTAGCAAAGAACAAATAATGGCATTTTTTAGAGGTAAATATAAAAATCCAGAAACAGGTGAGGTTAAAACAATGCAAGATATTTTAGGTTACACCATTAAAGAATCTGCGTTTGGACCTAGAAAAGATGCTTTAGCAGAAGCTGTTGTTGAAAAAGTTGGGTTTGACGCAGCTGTAAACGTTGTAAATACAGAAATAAATATTCTTGAAAGAATGAGAGGTGTTCAAGAAATAACAGGTATTGAACAACTAGAAAACGATGTGCAAGTAATTGCTGATGTTCTTGATGTAAACCCTGACATATCGTTAAGTGCTGGTATAACTGGCATACAAGTTACAGAGCAATTTAATGATTTATTAACTCTTGCACAAACTAGTATTGACAAGTTTTTAGCGTTAGAAAACAAATTAAAATATAATGGTGTGCCTATATTAT